CTGGATATAAACTCGCCTAACCCATACCGGGCGTTTGTTATAAAGTCTTTCAAGCACCATACAGGATTGGCGCAGTATTTCTCGACATAGGTTGAGCCGTCCCAGGAAAGCAGTGTATCGTCTGCCAACAATCTATAATCAGACCCATCCCAATAATAATCTTCCCAATCAACAGGAGTTGCGCCATTTAAGATATTAGGAACGAGGACTTTTTTACCTTTAACGACAGTCGTGATATTAGGCATGCCGCCGGAAAGCTGATCTGTCGCCAAAAGCTTCAATCCTAATAACGCTATGTTTGGATAATTAAGACTGTCGGTTTTGAGTTCATCTAATTGATACCAGGTCAAATCACCCTGTTTTAAAGGATCGAGGGAGCTGTCATCAGATGTCCTTGTCACCCGAATATCATACTGTCCGGGAGTAAGCCCTGTTTTCCTGAAAGTTCTCCTGACAGGGGAGCGGGAATTATCGGAAATAGTCGTTTCACCCAAATCTATATAAGTCGGGTCTACATGCAGTTTGTATTCCACCTTATAAGTTACGCTCCAGCTGTTTATCCCGCCGCCAGAACTCTGTTGATATAGCCCATTATTCAACCTTAAAAGAATCTCGAACCCTTCGACATCCGAATCAACCGTTTCATAAACATGAGGATTGTCTTTTAAAAGGCTTACGTTAACCGTATAAAGATTATGCAGATCCTCAAAATCTTCGATTAATGACTGGTCATTCGTGCCGTAACGCTTGACTGTGTCAACGCCGTCAAAATTATCGATTGAATTATTGTTGATTTCGATATCATCGATCGCTTCGATTTCGCCTTCGCATAAAGCCAAGAGTACTTTCAAATAATGTTTATCCCCAGCATCCCGTATAAATTGGTTTATGATATTTCCGCCGATCTTATGTTCTCCGTAAACGACCGCAACCGGCACTCCGACCTCTTGTATTGTTTGAACGCCATCCCATCCGTATGTGGGCGAGCCTTCATCTAATCCAGCGGAACCCAAATTAAAATCAGCCATTTTCGGCTGGTTCATGTATTGATAAATCGAATACCCCATAGACAAAACAAAGAAAGCAAATATAAAGGGGTGGGCTATCGCATATGCCGCTATGGCCGATACAATCCAAGAAACAACAGCTATTACCGGCGCCTTAACTTCAGGGATAATAGTTATCTCATCTCCCTGCTCAACACGAACATCGAGATCCTTGATCTTTTTGCCGGTGACAATAACCCGCTTATTTTTATAATCGAAAGTGGACTTATCCAGCAAACTGCGGACAGTATCGCTTCGTGAATAATCGAATTCCTTGACTTCTGTCTGATCCAACTTAAAAGGATTTTCGATATTGCGTATAGTTACCATGCCTTATTCCTTAACCTATAAAAGCCTTCGATTCTTTTCTTCAAGGAATGATCATCCAACCTCGATACGATCACGCCTGCCCGACAACAATGAATAAACTTCCTGTTCTTAAAAACGACACCAGCATGATTTGCCACTCCCCGGGAGTTCAAAAACAACACCGCGTCCAGTACCTCGGGAATCTCAACCTTATCCCAGTCATTGACGTAATTCTCCTTGAAATAATCTTTATTGCGAAGCCCCCATGCCTGACCATATTCCAGATCATCGATATCAAACAATTTAAACCCCAGGTCCGCATACACAAACTTCAAGAATCCCCAGCAGTCCAGACCAGCCATCTCCCGGCCCCTGTGCTTATAAGGAATGCCCAGATACTTATCGATGATAAGCTTCTCTACATGATGTATATCCGTCCAGTCGGCACCGAAGGGAAAGCTCCGAACCTCGAGTAATTTCCTATCTCTTTGCATCTTTGCTGTGTCTTGTTGCACGACGTTTCGCCTCCCGAATATCCGCATTCGCTTGATTTGAACTTCCATGCGCAATAGTTTCTGGTATATCTCCGTGACGGCAAGTCCACTCCTAAGACATCGAACTTGCCCGTTAAAGTAAACTCGACATTATTCTGGTCTGCCACATAGTTATCGATATAGAAGATATCATCTATGTATGCATCTGGATCGGACAGCTGATTAGCCCAGACCATACGGATAGTGACTTTTTTGCCCCTGAAATCATACTGCTCGAGATACGACTGGATAAGCCTCGACACATTGGCCAGTCTAACCTTGACCTGGTCGATCTGCCCCTGGTTGTTTTCACCTACGAACTCATGAGCTATGGGAAACTTCGAATAAAGAACCGAATTATAAGTAATGTCCGTATCGTATCCGGCAAGATGAAGATCACTGACACCATCGTAATCTTCTATTGTGTATAAAAAAATCGGCTGATTTTCCTGCTTGGCTTTTTCTGCTTTAAATGTCGGATCAATATTCCTCGGCATTATTTCACCTCTATAAAATCGAATTCGAAGTCATAGATCTGATACGTCTTTAAAACGAACTTGAAACTATCCTCGACAAACCTGACCGTATACTCCACGGAATCATTGGGATTTGTCCAGGTGAATGACGTAAGCGCCCCGTACTTACTCATGAAAAAGTCCCTGATATTATTCATGTCAGCCAGCGTCCTATGCTTAAACCTCAACGTCCACTTTCTCAAAGGGTTCGCCCATTTGCGTCTGCGCTGTTCAACTCCATTCTCGAACTCGGAAACAAGCGTCTTATACTGAACCGTTTCCTCAACCGTAAAGTCTGGCGTATAATTGAAATCGCTCATGTATAACTCCTGATAACCGACCGTATCTTTCCGTTATTGTAAATGTCGTCGGCAATAGCATTCGACAACGCTTTTCTGTTTCGCCATACATCCTGCGCGTCCCATGCCCGAATAACCTGATTGATATTTATCGTCACACCGCCTGCGCCTGCCTGTTCACCTCTGTTAAGGCTTCTTAGATTATCCGGCCCGCCTAAAGCCCTCACGCCTTGCCTTGACAATATTCCTTCTCCAGTCTGAGCAATGATCGGCACTTCATCCGGAGCAAGCCCGCTGTGCGCCCTTATAAGCCCGCCTTGATGCCTTCTAACCATTCCGCCCTGATGAAACAAAGCTCCGATATCCACACCGAATATTTTGCCTCCAGGCCCGGCCATAGCCGTAAAGAGTTTTATCAAAAGCAATTTCGCTAAGATGTTCGATATCATCTGTAATACCGCTCTTCCGAAGCTAGCAAATATCTCCTGTAGATTCCTTAGCTCACCCGTGAATGCCTTGAAAAAAAACTGAGAAAAGGCATTCTGCATATTACGTGCCGACTGTTTGGCAAACTCTTCCATGGCATTGAATTGTTTCCCTGCCTCTTTTACGCCTTCATCTACCTGCTCGACAATATTCTTCAATGCCTTCACCGTCTTATCGGCGCCTTCTTTTGCAGCTGCTGGAATTTTATTACTTAATAAATCAGAGATGCCTTCAAGATTGTTGGATAAACTTACTAATTCTTTCACTGCTGTATCTCCTTGTTGTTTAAAAGCCTCTCTTAAATGTTTTGTAGCTTCGATACTATTTTCAATCTCATTTTTTGTTGCCGTAAATTGAGCTTTGATTTTTTCACCAATAAAAGGAAATTTCTCATAAATTTTAGTTAACTTATCGATAATAAATACAAAAAATTCCCCAAGCTGCATCCTCATCGTCAATATCATTTCAGCAAATCTGTTAACAAATAATTCCCATGTTACTTTAAGCATTGCCAAGCCGTATCCAATTTTGACTACAATCCCCGCGACTATTTTTAATGTTGAGAAAATCCCTGCAATATCCTTCCCGATTTTCCCCCAATCGACTTCATCTAATTTATTAGCTAAAATCTCTAACGGTTTGATTAATTCTTCTGTGACTTTTATACCTATTCCCTTTAAGGCTGTTCTGAGTCTTACCATCGCGTCATCGAACTTTTTCATCTTTGCCGCAGTTTCCTGACTCATTACAACACCAAGTCTTTCAGCCTCATCTCCTAATTCTTCGATCCCTTTCCTGCCCAATCTAAGTAAAGGAATTACCTCGGCACCCCGCCTGCCTAAAAGTGTCACGGCAATAGCCAAAGCCTTAGTTTTATCTTCCGCCTTACTGTAATAATCCGCCATTTCTAAAAACACATGATATGTTGATTTAAGTTTCCCTGTTGCATCAGTAACACCTATACCCATCTTGTCGAATTCACGTTTATAAGTCATCATTCCCATCCGGGAATATTCCATATATTTCGTGAGAATCGGAAATATTTTTGTTAAAGTCTCTAACGATGCGTGTTCCTGCTCGGCAGCATAAGCAAGTCGAGAGAATTCCTCCGTTGTTATTGACGCCTGTTTGGCCATTTCGTCAAGCTGAACACCATATGCTACAGCCTGTTTCATTACTTTGACTAGGGCCGCACCAACTGCCAAAAGAACAAGACTAACAGCTTTCCAATGTTTTCTAACCTGATTCGCAAATCTCTGCATATTACCGCTAAAGCCTTTAAGCCGTTTTGAAGCTTCATCTCGTAGTTTTAAAATTATGGATAATTGTTTATTGGTCATCTCTTGAATAAATTCCTTTTCCGTTCCTTTTCGATTTCTATTGCCCGACGCTCTTTCTCGATTACCTCAAAGGCGTCCAACATCTTTGCCGATTGATAAATCCAACCGCCCGGGTTTGGCAGATATCCACGCTCATAAAAATTAAACGCCCTTAGAAAATTCGCACTTTTTCGTGTGACGATTTTAAAAGGGCATCCTTTATACTGCTCGCCGTTTAGCTCCCAAATCTCTTGTCCCGGTATCTCAAACTCGCATCGAATCTTCTTCCTCAAAGAGCCTACTCGGTCCGATAAACAGCTCCGGCAGTTCATAGTAAGGTCGCCCAGATGAACCGCCACTATTAGTTTTTTCTTTCTTCCTCCGAAAGTTTGGATTCATCCAATATTACCTCCGCAAGCTCCTGCCTAAGCTCGCTGGGAAACATCGCAATAATCCTATCCGGCACACAATCTCTCATCTTACCGGCATAGCGAATAGTCTCACACTTAAACTCAATAGGCTTTTTGGTCTGAGGATCCAAAAAGTTTTCCAGGTTTTTAAGCCCAAACTTGATAGCCGTAATCTGGCGCTTGTTCCAGCTGAGATTTATTTTCGCCTTGTCGTTTGGATTGGAAGAACTCATCTCATAACTCGATGAGTCATCGTCAATCTCTGCCCTTAACGCCGGATCCAGAAACCCGATATGAAAAACCGTAGGATTTTCTTTGTCCGGGTCAAGCTTCGATACGTATTTTCTGGTAGCAGTTACATCAATCCCTGTTAACATAAAAACACCTCCTTTGTTTGATACGCTCTTTTACAGAAGTAAAATTGCCAGCTCATCATCACCCGGCTCCATTGAACCGGTCACGTCAAACGCCGTCTGAGCAAGCTGTATGCCGTCACGATCTGCATCATCTACTTTGTTATAGATAATGCTCGGGGCATAAACTCTGATCTTATTGCCGTCTACAGAACCATAGGCCATGTCAAGCACCATAGGCGTATTGCTGAACCACTTGTCATAAAAATCATGTGTTGCCACCAGCACCATCTCGGGATTAAACGATCCCTGCGTATCACGCTCGGTGATCATAAAGGATAAAATACCTTTTGCATCGTCAATCTTATCCTTTGGAGCCAGTGTGTTGGCGACATCGATATCCAGCTCTCCAAGATTCAGAGAAACTCCATCACATGACATCACCGCATTCAAAAGAACCGGCGGAACCACATCGTCATAACTAATCCCTGTAAGCAACGCCAAATCTGAAACTCCCGCTTCGACTCCCCTGAAACTAAAATCCACTGTTGCCGGTTCGCCTATCCTGAAATTAAACTTGGCTGTTCCGCGGCATCCTTTAAGAAGCTTCCTTATGCCGTCTTCATACAATCCCATGGTCAACGAAGAAACCGAACTGCTGATAGGTTTTATTTCATACCCGGCATCGGAAGTATCCGAACCTGCCGTTGCGCTTGCCCCGGATGTGCCACCCGTTATTGTGTCAGCATCCGCAAACGTGCCTGTCAAGGTAACGAAATAGAGAGTGGTGGTACCGTCTGCGGTTTCTATTACCACCCGGCCGGTTGCTCCGCTTGGCGCACCGGTTATCGTTTCACCATGCTGGAACGGACCTGCGGTAACAGCACCTATGGTAATCTTTTCGAGAGTATTAATCTCGAAACCACATGCCTTAATCAGCTTTGCCCATTCAGGCTCTACTGTTAATGAACCCGAACCTTTCAACTCGATACTAAAATCAAGGCCTGCCGAACGCTTACCGGTTAACTTGCCCATCTTGGTAAGCGAGGAGCGCACAGGATTCCTTTGATACATCTGCGGGTCATAATTCGCCTTAGGCGTGAAATTAACCAACAGCCCTGCATCTGCGGCCGCCAAAGCTTCGGCTGTGCCTTCAACACTCTCGATCTTAGCCGCTAACTGCCTTTTACGTATTAGCATTGACATAATTCATCCCTCCTTTTAATTCTTTGCGGTTGGGTCGGACCTTAAATGGCGATACCTTATACCCAACTCCATTATTATCCCTGCATAAGGCTGGCCTTCCGTAGTTTCAAACGGAGTCGTTCCCAAAACGTCCGTATCTATTGCCTCGCCTCCACGAGTATGGTCTTCTAAAATCGCTTTTTTCATATCGCCCTGTAATCTATTTAAATAGGTGTCCGTAACCACGGTGTCACCTTCGTCATTTACAAAAAATACATCAAGATAAACAACCAAATAGCATTCCTCGAAAGGATTGGGCGTACCTTTTTCTTCTTCATCACCCGGGCTTATTACAACAGCGGGAAGGTCGACCAATCTATTGCCATGCATTGACCATCTCTGGACAGTGGCGGCAGTAAAATCAAAATTATAGCCGCCCGCAATTGTTATGCCCTCAAGAGTCGTTTTGATGTTCGCTATTATTCTTTCTCTTACTGTTTCCATGGCTAAATTTTCCTCAGGGCATTATCTATCTTTTTATTGAGAATCTCGATCCTGTAATTTGCCAAACTATCCCATACCCTATAAAACCCTAAGCGCGGTTTTAACCGCACCGATCTCTTTAATACATACAAAGGCAATATCTTTTGTGCCCGTTTTTTCACTCTCACAAGAAAAGTCTGTCCTTTGAATTTCATCGGCTCCACATTCTTCAACTGTCGAGGTTTTTTATACTTTCCTCGTAACTTTCCTTTTGCGGTAAACATCTGGCTTCTTGCAGATAGAGGAACCGCCATTCTTCCACCGCTTGGATCCTTGACGATTCCGCCTGTTTCATGGAGTTTGGCAATTTTCGAATCCGAATAAATCTGCATGCCCATGCCTTCTATAGTGGGGGATACAAGCGATACTCTTTTGAATGTGCCGAAAAGCCCATAGCCTGAGGCGCCGCGCACTCCAGGCGGCCCCTGAAGTCTCTGTTGCCTAAATCTCTTTAAGAATCCTTTACTAATGCGATCCATGCCATCGCCAAGCTCGAACTTCAATACTCTCGGCGCAATCTTTATCGCCTTATCGAGCGCTCTCATATCAACTTCCGTCATCAATCTCATACATCACCATCCCACGAGTAAATGCCATGCTCCATCATCTTTGTGTAAAACCTCGATGATGCGCGCCTCACGGCTCGTTCCTTCAACATCGTTTAAGGTTATGCGATCGTCTTTTTTATCCACGGATGTAACGCCTTCTGTCGCATCG